GCGACTGGGTACTCGATACGTGGTTCTCGTTCCTTAAAGAGACCAAGGCGATTAAGGTTGTTCACAACCTGGCATTCGACTTGGAGTGGTCCGGTGTTCACGGTGGTCGCGAGCAAGTTAGGGCAGGCCGCTGGGAAGACACCTCAGCGCAAGCAGCCATCCTTGACGAGCGTCGCGGTAAGAGCAAGCCTGGTTGCTTCAGCCTAGCGTTCCTGGTCCAGCAGTACTTTGGCTTCAACCTGAAGAAGCTGAGTAACGTGGACCGTTCTAACCTCTCCAACACCGACCTGAAGCGCACCCTCGAGTACAACGCGATGGATGCGAAGTACCACCTGCTGCTGTGGCAGGCGCAGCGCCGTGAGATTAAACGCCAGGGGCTGGAGTACCCTTACGAGCTCGCGCTCCGGCGCGTGCCTACCGTGGTGCTCTCACAGATGAAAGGTGTCCCCGTCAACCAGGCTGAGGTTAAGAAGCTAGATGCTAAGTACACAGCCCGGATAACTAAGCTCGAGCAGGCCATCACTGAGCTCGCGGTGGTTAAGGCGTTCCGTAAGCAGGAGGGCCGCGACTTCTCCCCGTTCTCTAACCCGGACGTGCTGGGCATCTTCAACAAGATGCTGCACTGCCGTGAGTGTGTGGTGATCGATAAGTACACGAAGAAGGAAAGGCTCTCGACTGATGAGTCTGTACTCTCTAAGATTACGGGTAAGGGCGAACCTCTGGCAAAGGCTCTGCTCGCCCTTCGCAAGGCTAACAAGGCCAAGTCAACCTATATCGATCCGCTTAAGACCGGGAGTGAAATTATCTACCCTGACGGTCTTATCCACGCGCAATTTAACACTATCTTTGCGGAGACCGGACGGCTCTCGTGCAACGATCCTAACCTCCAGAACTTTCCCAAGCGTGGTGCCGAGGCCAAGGAGGTCCGGAAGCCTATTCAGGCTCCCAAAGGTCATCTCCTCCTGGCCGTAGACTACGGGCAGATCGAGGCGCGCGTCATAGCGATGTTCACCAAGGACAAGGCGTTCTGTAAATCGCTATGGGAGCGGTACGACGTTCACATGGAGTGGGCGGAGCGGATAGCTCGCGCTTACCCAGAGCGCGTGGGTGGTAAGCAGAACCTCACCGACAAGAAGATCATGAAGGACTTTCGTACGGACGTGAAGAACCAGTGGACGTTCCCGCTGTTCTTTGGTGCCAAACCGGAGTCAGCAGCGGGCTACCTCAAGATCCCTGAGAACGTTGTGCGTCCACTGTACCGTGAGTTCTGGAAGCAGTTCGCGGGCGTGAAGGACTGGCAGGAAACCCAAATCGAGTTCTATAACAAGTACGGTTACGTGGAGTGTCTGACTGGCCGTCGTAGGCGTGGACCCTTATCCGTGAATAAGGTGTTGAACTCCCCTATCCAAGGCACCGCCGCCGAAATAGTCATGGACGCAATGTGCCGGTTGTCGGAGCTGAATGATTGGGAGCTCCAGCCGGAGATCAATATCCATGACGACCTGACTTGGGTGCGCGTGCCGGAGAAGAAGGTTGAGCAGATAGCTGAGAAGATCATCACGGTTATGTTAGACGTGCCGTTTGATTGGGTGAACGTCCCAATCACGGTTGAAGCTGCGGTGGGTGATAACTGGATGGAGATGGAGGAGTTCGGCGACTTCTCGTCGGATGAGTGGAACAAATGAGCCTAATAACCAAATACCGTCCCAAGACCTTCAAGGAGGTCATTGGGCAACCTGCTGCCGTCAAGGCGCTGACTGCAGCCATTAAGCGTCAGGCAAGTCACACGTTCCTGTTCGTGGGACCATCGGGTACTGGCAAGACCACGTTGGCGCGCATAGCAGCGGCGGAGCTGGGCGTGTCCGAAGTGCTGGAGATCGACGGTGCTACTAACACTGGCATTGATGATATGCGCAACGTGACTGAAGGGTTGATGTACCGACCACTGGGCAATGGGGCTAAGGGCATCATCGTCGACGAGTTCCAGGCGCTATCCAAGAGCGCGGTCCAGTCGCTGCTTAAGATCCTAGAGGAGCCACCTGCGTGGGTGTACTGGTTCCTATGCACCACGGAGCCTACTAAGGTTCCCGCTGCTATCAAGTCCCGCTGCGTGTCGCTTGACCTTAAGCCTGTGAAGGTGGGTGATCTATTCGACCTGCTGGCTGAGGTTGCCGACAAAGAAGATATCGACGTAGACAATGCCGTCCTGGAGCTATGCGCTAAGGAGGCCACCGGCTCCCCACGTCAAGCCCTAGCCAACCTGGCCACCTGCAGCGGCTGTAAGGGGCGTGCAGAGGCCGGTGAGCTCCTCCGTTCGGCCGGTGAGGCGGAAGAGGTGATAGACCTCTGTAGGGCGCTTGTAAGGGGCGTGAAATGGGTCGAGGTGCAGGGCATATTGAAGGGGCTGACCGACAAGAGTCCTGAGTCTATTCGGCACGTTATCCGCGCGTATGTCACCAAGGTGGTGCTCAATGCTAAGAACGAGAGCGCTGCTGGGCGTGGTGTTGAGATCTTGGATGCGTTTTCCGAACCCTTCCACCCGTCCGACGGTATCGCACCAGTGATCGTGGCGTGTGGGAGGTTATTGCTGAGATGAAATACGATGACGTTGACGAGTACCATGCCGCTCTAGCCATCGATAAGGATGACCTGGAGCGCTGCCTCATGGAACAACCGGAGAGCTTCTATCACGTGGCGCGGGAGTCGGCGTTCGCTGTCGCGCGTCGTGATGCCGCTAAGTACGACGTGGAGTCATTGGAGGCTATTCTTGGCCAGCGGATCCGGTTGGCGGCGTCTGAGGATAAGGTCAAGCTCACCGAAGGCGCTATCGCCGAACGGTTAGCTACCATGCCCAACGTACAGAAGGCAACCAAACAGTTCCTGGAGGAGAAGGCGCACGCCGAGGCTTGGAATGCGCTTAAGGAAGCATTCCAGCAGCGTTCGTTCATGTTGCGTGAGTTGGTGGCTCTCCGCCTTAGACAGTACTACGACATCGCTGCGGACCATGGTTCGGGCACGGCTCGTGCCATGCTTGGTGACGCTGCCGTGGAGCGTGTTAGGGAAGCTCGTCGAGCTCGTAAGCCCTGATCCTTGCGTATGTAAGGGCATAGAAGAAGGGGCGAAAATGAGTGTGATCGAGCTGATGATTCTCTCGGTGTTGGCGGGGCTGCTGGTGATACTGACCACGTACATTGCGGTGCGTCTTGCTAGCGTGGCTCACTTCCGCACCAAGATGGAGTATTTCCGTGGAGTGTTAAGGGCGATGGACGCCGAAGGAGAAACTAATGGCACCAAAGAGTAAGTTCGTTTACCGAGGCGGGGAACGCAAGGCGGAGGACGTACACCGTCGCGCCAAGCAATCCGGCGGCTCCTACGATAGCTATATCGTAGGGGACGTGCAGTCGTTCAAGGCTCGCGAAGGTGAGGTTACGGTCCGCATCTTGCCGGCCACCTGGGACGACACGGACAAGTGGGGTGTGTCCTGGGAGATTGGGATCTGGCTGCACTACAGCGTTGGTCCTGACAACGGTGCTTACCTCTGTCTCGATAAGATGCTGGGTGAGACCTGCCCGGTTTGTGAGGCGCGTCGCGAAGCAGTGGACGAAGATGAGATGAAGGCGCTCACGCCAAGCTGGCGTGCGTTGTGCTGGGTAATCGACCGTGACAAAGAGGCGTCTGGGCCGCAGCTATGGTCCATGCCTATCACGTTGTTCCGGGAGATCCACGCTCGTTCCGAGGACAAGAAGACCGGCGAAATCCTGTACATCGACGATCCGGATAACGGTTACGACGTGACCTTCGATCGGGAGGGCACCGACAAGCGCACCAAGTACAAAGCGGTTGAGATCGACCGCGAGCCCACGCCGCTGCACGATAATGCGAAGACCATGGAGCGGTGGTTGGCGTACATCACGGAGCATCCGCTTCCGAGCGTGCTTAACTTTTACGACGCCAGCCACATCGAGAAGGTTCTGTTCGGTAAGAGCAAGCCCAAGGATGAGGATGAGGATGACTCTCGCTCTCGCCGTAGCTCCCGTCGCAAGACTGAGGAGGACGAGGAGGACGAGGCACCGAAGCGTAAAGGACGCCCACCTTGGAAGGACGAGGACGAGGACGAGGAGGAAGAGAAGCCTCGCTCGCGCCGTGTAAAGGAGCCGGAGCCGGAGGAGGAGGAGGAAGAGGAAGAAGAGGAGGAGGCTGAGGAAGAAGATGAGAAGCCCAGCGCCTCTGCCCGTCGTAAGTTGCGCAACCTGAAGCGTTCTAAGTAGTGGCACGTCGCCGCAAGAAGGAGACCGTGGAGGAGGAGCAGTCTCAGGACTACTTCGACTCCACGGAAGATCCTAAGCAGCCCATCCCCAGGATACACACCGGGTGTGTGCTGCTCGACTGCGTGCTGGGAGGCGGCTGGCCTCTCGGCCGCATCGTCAACTTAGTGGGCGATAAGTCAACGGGTAAGACCCTGCTGGCTATCGAGTCGTGCGCTAACTTTGCTAAGCAGTACCCTGATGGTAGCATCTGGTACCGCGAGTCTGAAGCAGCGTTCGACATCGAGTACGCCGAGGACGTTGGCTTGCCTATCAACCGGGTTGACTTTGGACCCGAAGGGTTGGACTCCGCCTGGGAGACTATCGAGGAGGTATTCAAAGACCTTGAGAAATGCATTAGCGAAGCCGAGAAGACAGGCACGCCTGGACTCTATATCATCGACAGCTTGGATGCGCTGACCACTACTGCTGCGCTAGAGCGTGAGGTTGGCGATACCGGCTACAAGCTCGAGAAGCCGAAGCTGATGAGTGAGATGTTCGCCAAGCTCAAGGGCCGGGTGAAGCGCACCAAGACGTGCGTGATCTTTATATCGCAGATCCGGGATAAGATCGGCATCACGTTTGGTGAGAAGTACACCCGCTCCGGTGGTAAGGCGCTGGACTTTTACTCAACACAGATCCTCTGGCTGAGCCACCTTAAGACCATCAACCGTACTCGCGGTGGTTCTAAGCGTGCGGTGGCTATTCAGGTGATGGCGAAGTGCAAGAAGAACAAGGCAGGCTATCCGTACCGCTATTGTGAGTTCCCTATTCGCTTCGGCTTTGGTATCCAAGATCTGGTAGCCGTCTCTGATTGGCTTAAGGAGACCAAGAACACTAAGCTCATCGATCTACCTCTGGACGATCTCGATGAGCTAACGCACGTAGAGTACGCCGAGAGGCAGGCCATGATCCGCCCGATCGTAGTTAAGGCGTGGGAGGAGATCGACCACAGCTTCCAGCCTAAGTTTAAGAAGTATGCATGACCCTTGCTATTAACATCGCGGGCACCAACGGCTCTGGTAAGAGTCATCTGATGCGTGACGTGTTTGGCCTAGCCGGTCGCTCCCAAGAGGTCATGGTGGGGGATGAGTTGGTTGGGTATCAGCTCACGTTACCAGGGACGCTGTATCCGGTTTACGTGGTTGGCTCCTACAAATCTCCTACGGGTGGTGCTGACACCATCAAGCCACTAACGTTGGTGTTTGATGCGGTCAGGGAACGTCTGGCCTTACACCATCACGTACTCTACGAAGGTTCATTTGTCATGAACCAGACCAAGGGACCGGAGCTTGCTGCTGAGCTTAACCGAAAGCTCACGGTTGTGTTATTAACCACGCCTCTGGCTACGTGTATTAACTCTGTCAACCAACGTCGGCGTGAGCGCGGGGAAGGTAAGCTGACAAACACGGCACACATAGAGTCCAATTTCAAGCGAGCCCATAGCTACGCAGGCAAAATGCAGGCCGCAGGGGCTCGGTTAGTACGGGTGACGCGCTCTGAGGCGTTGCCTAAACTACTGGGGCTGTTGCATGGTGACTAAGCGACTTACGGACGAACAAAAGTTTGATCTGATAAAGGACTACCGGAACGACGTTCCTTTGCAGGTTATCAAGGATCGATACGGACTTAAAAGCGAAGGACATATTGCTCAGATCGTTAGAAGAGCAGGATTTTCCCGGAACCGAAAGGGGAGACCACCTTCGGGCAAAAAAGGTTTTTAATAGTGCAAAGTTCAGGTATAGCGCGAGGTATGGAACAATGGATCGTCGCTAGATCAAAGCCAAGACAAGAGGCCCTCGCCGTGGATAATATCCGGCGACAGGGCTGTGAGTGTTATATTCCCAAGTATCGAGAGCGCGTGGTTGTTGGGCGAAATCAACGCATTGAATGGCGCATCCGATCTCTTTTCCCAGGTTATATCTTTGTTCAGATTGACGGTGTATGGCGCTGGTTGACCGGCACCTACGGTGTCTCGGGGGTTATCCAAATTGGCGAGCGACCCGCTCCGCTTCCGGCTCGCGTGGTCCCCGCTCTTAAGGGTCGTGAAGATCCTGATGGTTATATAATTCTGCCAGGGACAGCTCAGTTGCCGCGCTTCAGTAAAGGAGCGCGCGTCCGTGTTAAGGAAGGGCCGTTCCAAGGCTACTTGGGTAGCATACATCAGGGTAGTACCGTCCACGAGAGAGTGGCTGTGCTGCTAGATCTGCTGGGGCGTCGCGTCCCGGTGCTGATCGGTGAGGAGTCGTTAGAGAACGCAGCGTAACCCCCGCCTACGCTTCTCTCTGATGCCCTCACCGATCAGGTATTCTGGGATCCCCCGATCAGTCCAGATTGCGGTAGCGTGCGCTGATGCAATACCAAACGCGTTACTCCTACGTCCGTGTTGCGCACGCCGACTACCTGGTTGTCGACGGTAAAACTACACCTGGTAAAGTGATTGCCCACGTTAAAGGATGGGAGGCATACGCTAACGTAGAGACCATCGTCAAAGCTCTCGAGGCCTACAACAAGAACCTGTATAGCACGGTGCTAGGGGAAGTGGAGTCAGGAGATGGGGCAACGTGACGAAGATTTTGACTGGATATCACCGGAGCAGGCTCTACTCCATCTGAGACAGGAAGGCATCCTTTCGTTAGACGGTGGCTCCCTGCTAATCTCTACTCGCGAAGACCTCTCCTCAAAGACTTGGTCAGCCATCACGTTCCTTGTCGATGACTGGGGCTTTACGTGGGAGTGGGCTGAGTAATGAAACCTTTAGTTGACATCTGAGTTGATTTGCGGCACAAGGGTGCCAGGGAGGGTAGGGTAATGCGCTCAGTTCGTGATATCGTTGATCCAAGAGCCTTCACGCGGATCTATCAAGACACTGCGTGGTTGGGTGCGCAGCTCAGGGATCTAATGCGGCAGCGTGACAATACCGATTACGGACGCGTAGCAAAGCTGTTTGAGAAGATGGAAAAGCAAGGAGAACTTATCATGGCGACCATGGACGACGTGAAGAAGGCTGCTGCGGATTTGGGTGTGAAGGTTGGTGCGATGAAGGACACCGCCGACCGTACCGAGTCCGTTGTGGTCGATCTGAAGGACAAGGTTGATGTTGCCATCGACCTGATCAAGACAGCCAAGGAAGGCGATCCGGCAGCGCTCGGTGAGCTCGAGACCACCCTTAAGGATATGGGTGGTATCCTCGACCTTGAGTCTGGTGAGTTGGCGACCGCCGCCGACGACCTCGCTACTGCCGCCGCCAAGCTTGGCGATGCCACGAAGGAAGTCGACGCTTCTGGCGGTCCGACTAGCTAGTAATGCAGAAGAACCTCGACGTATCCCTCCAATTCGTTCTGAACGATGAAGGAGGGTACGCTGAGCGCGAGAATGAACCGGGAGGTGCCTGTAACAAAGGCATCTCCTTTCTCGTGTTCAAGGAGTGGCGCAAGAAGCAGGGTAAACCAGTCCCAACGTTCGCTGACCTGAAGGCGATCACCGAGGCGGAAGCTAAGGAGATCTATGCAGCCCTATTTGCCAAGCCACTGAGCTTTGATTCATATCCTTCCGGCCTTGACTACGTGATGCTGAACACCGCCGTTATGCAAGGCGTGAGTGGTGCTAAACAGCTTTACGATGCCAATGCGCTGATGGTGCTACTACTCCAGTGCCAGAAGAAGATGTTTGACCTCCGGTGTGGCCCCTTCATTGAAGGCCTGGAGCTCACCACCGGAATGACGGTGGCTCAGCTTATTGAGAAGCTGAAGAAGCTCGACCCCAAGACCACCGTGCGGAGAGGGTTTGGACCTGGTTGGTCCAACAGGATTATTCGAGTAGCGCGGCGCTGTATGGATATGCATGAGAAAGCAATGTCTACCAAAGCTCCCAAACCAGGAGTGGCGTCTAAATAGGGTGGACTTTGTCCGCCTGGATGAACGCCAGCGCAACGGCGTAAACCTCTACCAAGCAGTCTTTGTCGACCGTAATAAGTACAAGCCGGATAGGCCAGGCACCTATCCGAAGAAGGCGCGGGAGACAATGCCGTGGTGGGGACGCAGGCACTGATACTCGTCATGGCAATATTGCTGATTGGGTGCGGTATAAAGGTGGGTAAGGCTACCGTCTCAGGGAACCTGAGGGTGAGGCCTGTGCTTGACCTTAACACTCCGGTGAGCTCGCTGGATTACGTGGGTGTGCGAGTGAGGATACCACTCCAGTGACCAAGACCACAGAGCGCCGTCTCTACGATCTTAAGACCATCAATTCAGTTGGTGCCCAGAAGGGCATCACTGCGTCTGTGGCCGATGATGTCAAGTGGGCGGCGAACCTACTGGAGCTCCTCGGTACGTATGTCCGCTCCTGTCCGGCGCGGGCTTATTGGGTACAGGTTGCCAAGAATGACGCACGAGTGAGGGATTGGTTGGAACTATGACCCTATACGAAAGCTCTGAACCGGATGACAAGCGCTGCTTAGTTTACTGTGGTGACGATAACTGTACGTGCGAATGTCATCCACGCTTCCAACGCGACCACTTCGTATCGGTGGTCCAACATCTTAAAAGCTACCAGGACTACTGGCTAGAAAGAGCCGTATTGGAGGCACCGTGATGGGTAAATCACCCTGGGGAGATGACGACGGGAAGCTAGAGGAGGAGCAGCAGAAGGACCGTATGGGTAAGTTCCTGGAGTCGGTGCTGTTCCCTGGTCAAAAGCTCCGTGTGTTTGCCGTGCCGTCACCAAAGGAACCTATGGTTACCATGGAGATGCGAAAGGCTGTGTTGAATGAGCTCTCGCGGCACATCGAACAGCATGTTCCGCCGGAGCAGGCCTACGCAATGAAATGCACGATGCTTCACTACGGTTGCAACGCACAGGTCAACGAGCCATGGGACGACAGCGAGTCATCCTAATAACCCTGTTCGTCGTAATCGGGATACTAAACGTGATCAAACCCTTATCAGAGATGAGCCATGGGACGAGTCCTCCTAAGCATAACCCTTGCTTGGTTTCTGTACGTTAACACTGGTCGGATACTCTTATACCCGGAGCCACACGTAGAGCCTCCACGGTTAGTCAAGGTGTATGATAACTGGGAGACCGGTTACGACGAATGCCAAGAGGACCGGGCCGACTATAAGTTGCTTGGCTATGAAGCTGAATGTCAATCCCCGGATGGGGAGAACTATGATGCGTGGGGACCATGGAAAAAGTGATAACGCTGCTGATCTGCCTCTGGCTTGCGATTACGGCTGTTTTTGTATTCAATCTATTCTATGAGGCTCGAGCTTCCGATGTCCAGGCTACTACCGCCCAATGGACTGATGACGACGATACCGTCATCACGTTCCAGGATATCAAGCCAGAGGACCAAGTGTTCGTTATCTCTTGGGGTGATGACCGCTCTGTGTCCCTTAAGGGGGATGGTACCATCGAGTACCTTGGCGAGTACAACCCAACCGAGGCAGCAAAGGTGTTTTGGGAAGCGGTTGCTAAGCAGCGCTGCTTATGAGACAACCCACTCGCCCAACCAAAGAGTTTGAGGACATCCTATCCTGGTGGGTAGGGAAGCGTCCGTGTGATAAGTGCGGGAAGCCTCTGGGCATCGGTCCACGGTTCCATAAGGATTACAAGCAGTACCATCCAAAGTGTTATGAGGAGAACCAGAAACGGTGACACAGTTTGCTGGTATGCTAGCCACGCTAGACGAGTCGCATCAGCGCCTGATCAAGGACCGTCTGACTGCGGCTTATAACGAGGGAGTAGAGGAGGGGATGGCTCGTTTCATCTACGCTCTGCTGCCTTACGATGGCAAGGGCGAGAAGCCCAAGTGGGTGGAGCGTGGTAACAGTGATAAGCAAGAGTACAGCAGGCGACAAGCGCGTGGTTGCATAAGACGGGGAGAAGCCTAATGCCTTATCCGTTCAACGTACTGGTGGTTGGTACGGTCTTTTGTTCGGTCTTCTGGGCTTACGCTTGCTTCCCAATTTTACTGCACTCGGGGGCGTTCATGCAGCGCAACCGAGTCCCAAGCGCGGGTGGTGTCTCGGGAGGGAGGGAGTGCTCCGAGCGTGGCGATCATAACAACTGGTGCATGACGCACAACGCACACTGGGGACTTAACGAGAGAGTCTGTGAAGGCAGCGTGAGATGAGTGGTGACTTGTTATGGCACGCGCTCGTCATCCTGGACCTGTTGGTGATTGTTGCCATTGTATTGGGCATTAGCATTATCGCGATCCTATGGTATGAAAGTGATGACCCCAGCTGAGATTGGACAGGCCACCGATGCTCTCTACCGTGAGATGGTGGAGGCACAAGGGAACCTGGAGATGATTACCTATCAGGACGCATGGCTGATGCGTCTGGCTGGTCTGGTCCGAGATCTGGCCTTCCAGCTAGAGGGTTGGGGTGTGGATACGACTACGACTAAGGATAGCCTGGGAAGGACGATCCGCGCTGGTGATCGCGGGGGTATGCTCACTAGGGCAACAACAAACAATCCAAGCGAGGGTCCGGTGTGGGAGACGAAGCTAGCCGGTCGGAAGGAACCCGAGTGAGCACCATGGTGGATTACTCAAACTTTGAGACTGAGCTGCTCCAGAAGATGCTGGTAAAGACCCAGTGTACGTACAACACGTATGCCATCAAGCTGCGCAACAAGCCACGTAACACCGAGGCCAAACCGTCCACCTGGACCAAGATATTCAAGCTGGCTACCGTACGAGCAGCCATCACTGCCGAGTTAGTCAGCAGGGGCGTGACACCGTGAATCCTTACAGCATAGAGGCCTACAATGCCCCTGATGGGACGACGCTCTACCGTGTGCGTCGTTTTGGCATACCGGGAGTAGAGGGCATCGCTGCCCAGGGCTTCCGCTCTTACGAGCGCGCTGAGGCTTGGGTACAAAAGAGGGCTGAATAGCCTGCTACCTTATGCACCGGGATGGTGTCACAAGCCCAGATGCTGCCGACCCCCATCCGACAAAGCGGTGCATAAGCTAGCAGGTAGAAAGGGACTCAATGAAACTCTACCGCCACACCGTCCAACATGACATGGATCCCGAGGATCTGGTCAAGCTATTCGCTGTAATGCAATTCACCGCCACCATCGTGGAGGCACAGCTGAAGGAGCTCCCGCCGCGTTTACGTGACCTATTCGAAGAGTACACGGAGATGCAGCAACTCGAGGACCAGCTGGTGGAGGCTATGGAGAACGACGAGCTCGAGGTTAAGCACTAAATGCACCTCGCCCTTGACGTATCAGTGGTACTGCTGACCGTGAGCCTCTTCCTTATCGGTTATGCTGCGGTGATCGTGTGGTACCTTCTACCCTGGAGTCAATACCTGTGATCTCCAAGCTGGTCTTCGTCCTAGTGTTCGGCATGGCCACTTGGGCTGTGTTGATGATGGTGATGGCTCTCGTTCACGCTATCTGCTGCGTCCAACCGTAATACCGATTTCCTAATCAGGAGCAATATTTAGCCAGAGTAAACAATCTCAGGATACATCAGCATGGTCAAAAGCAATGAAAACAAGACCAGCCCAGACGACAAAGTCAAGAACAAGGGTGGTCGCCCGAAAGGGTCCAGTAATCGAGTCAACCGTAAGGTACGCCTGGCAGCACTGAATAGTGGGGAGAACCCCTTACAGTTCGTGCTGCGAGTAATGCGTGCCCCCATTGGTGGGAAGGTTGACGGCCACACAGTGACGTGGGATGATAAGCTATGGGCTACGCAGCAGGCTATGCCCAAGCTGCACCCCAATGCACCCCAGACCACTAACACGCACCTCAGTGGGGCCGGAGGAGGTCCCGTGAGTATCGCTGTTACCCTTGATCCGAATAAGCTTGACTCCATGGGCCTCGATGACATTATCCGTGCCGAGGAGCAGGTCAATAGACTTCAGTCCGGTGAGGCTCCAGCTGGCCAAGAAAAGGCTGGAACTAACGGCTCAGCAAGTTACGACCGCTCCTAGAACAACAGGACACAAGGAATGGCCACCAGACTACGCCTTAGTGAAAGCTTGGCGTAGCAAGAAGCTGGCCGAGTTTGAACGGGATCCCAGCACGATCGCCGTAGCTAAGGCTCACTACAAGGACAACCCGGTCAATTTCATCAATGACTGGTGCGATACCTACGATCCCCGGAATGAGTTTACGCCTGGAAAGGATACCTTCTTCCC